GTGTTGGGTCGATTCTTAACTGTTTTTCTACGTATTGTTTTTGTGCAGATAATATTTTTTTAACAGCCATTGTTCCTTTTTTGGTTGTTTCTGATATCATGTGTTTATCTAATTCTTCTCGTTGTGTGTCACTTAAATCATTATAATTTTGTTCTGCATAATCAAAAATATTAGTGTAACCATTAAATAAAGTATCTTCTTTTAATTGACTAATAATCCCAAGGTCAGGAGGATTTATAGTTCTTTTTTTACTTTTTATTACCTCATTTACTTTATTAAATGGTGACTCTATATCTTTATTTAATTTATTTTTAATATTACCAACAGATGATTCAAATTCATTTAAGTTAATATTACTAATTGAAGTTACCCCTGTAAATCGGTTATCTAACTCTTTTATTGCTAGAGGTGTGACTAATAAAGGAAAAGACCATGGAATTTTTGCTGGAAGTGCTCTTCGAAGAGCTTTACCATTTCCTAAAATTTGCATATTTGGTAAATTTATGTCACATATATTTAAAGTACCTTGAAGTAATTTTTCTCCCATCTCTTCAACATTATCTACATATGGCCCATACTTTTCTTTTAATTGTGTTACCACACCACCGGCAGCAATACGGTCACCAATATTTTCAATAATAGAATTTTGAACATCATCTAAGTCTTCAACTAAATTTTTAGCTTTATCTAGTATCGGAAATGCAAGTTGTACAGTAGCTCTTAAGGCAACTGCACTTGCCAAAAGTCCTGCTTGAACTTTATATCCTCCCCTAATTGCAGCTTGCATAACAGGTTTAAGTGGTCTTATTGCTGACAATAAACCTATCTTATTTGGGTCAAATGAACATTGTGTACTCATATTAGTTTAAAAATATCATTAATGCATTATTTCTTATAGTTCCTAAAGCAGAAATCTCTACATCTGTTGTTGCACTTACTGTTGCAGTTGTTAAAGCAGATAAACTTATAGAAGCTCCTGCGTTTATAGAATAATTTAATGTAGTGTGTTGATAATTATTTCCAAAACATAATTGTGTATTATCTCCGACTATAATATCAGTATTATCTCTAAATGTAACTATATCTCTATTCCCGCTTATTGTTGATCTAAAGTCTCCTCCGCATCGTGTATAATAGTTACTAGTTATATTAATACCATACTCATCTCCTACTTCTGTCATTTCACTTCCTAAATATTTTTTAAAAACTGAACCATGTACTAATTCATGTTTATTTCCTTCAACTTCAAGAAAGTGATCACCTTTTACTAAACAGTGTGAGTTTCCATCTATAGTAACACTGCACTGTCCTTTTATTAAAACTTTTTCGTCTTGAAATACGACTTTATAATTATCACCTTTTACACATAAAGTATTATCACCATCAGCTGTAATTTCACGATACGTGCCCGATTTATGTGTTTCACTAATACGTTCATAATTAGTGGTTTCATCTACTTCAAATAAATGTCCTGATTCATATTCTTTTACATGGTTAGACGGATATATTGGTTCTGTTGTATCTTCAGGATTTAACATATTCCATTCCATCCTATCAGTTGATGCACCTCCATCTTGTAAAGTTGATAACTCTGGCGCTATTGCCATGGGTATATTTTGCTGTCTTAAATTCTTTTTAGTTTCAAAAAAACTACTATCTTCATATCTACTAGTTGCCATTGCTGGTATATCAGGATTTCCATCC